AGGCTTGCTGGCCCAACTGAGCCTGCTGTAGCCTTGGGTCTTGCACCGAAGGCAGACCAAATAAGGTATTAACAACACCTCCCAAGGCCTTACCCATCTGCTGTCCTGATCTAGCAGCACCGAGACTAATAACCTCTCGTGGAGTTAACTTAGCCTGTTCTAGTAGGTTACGTTCCCTCTCAGCATCAATAGCCTGCTGTATTAACTGAGGGTTGTAAGAACCAAATAATGTTTGCTCTGCCATTTATATTTCCTTTAGTAAGGGCTGTAACCGCCGCTATAATCCAGATATGGTGATTCTGGACCGTCATAGTAGCTACCAGTACCTATATCTGGATCATATGAATAACCGCTACCGCTGGTACCGCCATAAATACCACGACTCTCTACAGGTGCTGGTTTTTGTTGCTGACCAAATCCTAAACTTCCAAAGAAGTCTTTCATTAGGTTTTGACTAATACGAGATCTATCAGCAATAGATGCCAATTGCCCACCGAGTCTGGTCTGTGATGCTGCCATACCGCCTTCCAACAAAGAGCGACCAGCATTAGCACCAGCAGTGGCTGTTCTACCGCCCAACTGAGCACCGATGTCCAAAGGCTGCTGTGCAGTCTCTTCAAGCAACTGAGATGTACCAAACTGAGTCTGGAACGGTGCCAGTGCTTTTGTTTGCAGATTAACGCCTTGACCAAATAAACCAGTACCAAAGTTAATACGATCCCTTGCAGCCTGCTCTGCCTGTGCAGCCAATTGCAGGTCTTGTGTACGCCTTGCTGTAGCCAATGCAGCCAACTCAGGCTGACCTACATCACCAATATTGAGGCCTGCACGACCACGACCAAACACAGAAGCGCCTAAGCGTTGCTCTTCACGCTGACGGATAGGGTCAAGCATTGCATACTGCTCTTGCAGATACTGATTCCTAGCCTGCTCTGGAGATTGTGCTAGATACTGCTGACCTAGACCAAACAGTGTCTCAGCAGGCGCTACAGCACGTTCAGCAAGACCTAGACTGTCTCCATAGAGGGCAGATAACCTGTCTTGAAGTGCTTTTATTTCTGGTGAGGCAGTATAACCAGCGCCTTTTAAGCGTCCCTGCTCATCAAACTCGAACTGTGATTGTCCAAATCTGGTAGAGATGCCTACAGGCCTGAATCGAGCCTCTTCTGCGGCTAATCTAGCAGCTTCCGCTTGCTGATCGGCTGCATATCTAGCTGCTGACGCTTGGCTTTCTGCGGCTTTTCTTGCTGAACGTCCGCCTATAACGGAGGATACTATGTCACTCATTTAGATTACCTCTTTTTCTAAAATATAACCAGTTAGTTTAAATCCAAACTTCTTCTCAAATGCTTTGTAATTACGCTTGGTGCCCATGAGTATTTTCTTGTATCCTAACTGCTTTGCTAGTTCATTGAGATAGATATTCCAATAATGCCCATCACCATAAACTTGCAGAGCAACTAGAGCGTCATCATGCTCCGTCCAAGACATAAAACCATGTTCATTCTCAACTAAGTTATCTAAGCGTATTTTGGTATCTTTAGACTTAGTTAGGTACTCTTTTATTTGTTCGTTATTCATTATGCTTTCATAATGTAGCAAAGTGCATAGTACGGAGGCAGGTTAGCATCAGTTCCAGAAGAACCAGAAGATGCGTTAGTTGTGGCTACTGTAATTCCAGTTGTTTGTGAACCTGAATTGTATGTGCTAGTTGCAGTCGAAGAATCTTGAACTTTTGCTGGAGTACTAGTTACTCCTGTAAAGTTACCATCCGCAGTGCCAATCGTATGTAAGTGACCTGGATCAGTTACCGTGGATGTTGCTGTGTGAGTGTGTGATACAACAATAGCATCTTTAGAACCACCAGTTGCAGCAACGCTGTATGTAGAGCCAGCACCAATAACAAACCTGTTTCGTAGGTCGGGTGTGCCATTAGAACCATTACAGAGATACCAGCCAGAAGGGACTGATGCTACAGACCCAGACCAGATAATAATACCACCACTCGGTATGATTCCTGAGACTGCTGTAGTAACAAAGGCTGTAGAAGCAATCTGAGTAGTGTTAGTGCCTGCCGAGGCTGTAGGCGTTAATGGAGTACCTGTAAGAGTGGGGCTGTTGCTGTCTGCCTTGGATGATATGGCAGAGGCAATGGCTGTGTATTCTGCATCAATCTCAGTACCTTTAATAATCTTTGCTGGATTACCGGTGCTAAGGCTGTCTTTAGCTGCAAAGTTAGTTGCTTTCGTGTAATTGCTCATACTGTTTTTCCTTGTGCGACATAGACATCGATTTTCTGGATAGAAAGAGGATCACCATTTAATTCTGCTTCTAAGCCTAATTGCATAACAGCGCCTGTACCGCCTGCATTGATCTGGAACTGGTCTAGGACAATACCGTTAGAGAACTCAGCAATGTTATATTCTCCGACATTATACTCGTAAACTGAGCCGGTGTCAAGTGTTTTTGTTTCACTACTGTAACTTTCTTTATAGTCAAATCCCCACTTTATGGCTACAGCGTCACCAGCGCCCCCAATAATCACAAATCCTATCTTTTTAAGTACTTTTAAGGCTGTTGGGCTACCAAAGTCAAAGTAGTTAGTGTAATACTGTAGGCGGTAGGTAGAGGCATTATCTAGGTGTCCATAGTACTTACCAATATACCCAGGCTTGCCTAACAGCAGTTCCTTGGCTTGGTTGACAAATAAGGCCTTTGGATCAAGACTATCCCATATAGTGACACGGGCAGCACCGTCCTGAAGAGCACCCCGCATATCAAAGCAGTAAGTAACCTTAGTTGCTGGAAGGGTAAGCAGGTAGAAGGCATCCCTGTCATAGTAGACAGCTTTGATGGTGCTGGCTGTCTCTGAAGCCACGGCAGTAATCAGATCATCACGGACATTCTTGGAAATATCCCGCATAGGTAAGGACTTCTCTTGGATAACCCGCTGGAGACTACGCACACCAGAGTCAGATAAGAAGACGATGTCTGTGCCTGTGTTCTGCACAGAATCCCTAGCAATACAGCCCACATTAGGGATAAAGTCCTCCAAGGCCAAAGTAGTCACATCTATAGGGTTTCTATAGATAGCAATGTTGTTCCTACCAAAGATGATTAGGAAGCCGTTATGGGCCGCTAGAGCGATAATCTGGTCATTATTTGGGAACACAGAATTGATCGATAGAGAGCCTGAGTCACCACCTTGGAAGTCAGAGCCGTCCAAGAGCCTGCTAAAATACACAGTCTGCCTGTCACCAACAATATCTGCCATCCATATACGACCATAGGCAGCTAAGGTGCAGTTAGGCTTAAAATCACCAGTAGAATACCCAGTGGGCAGTGTTCCAACATCACCTAACTGCTGAAAGCCAAAAGAGCCTGCATGGGAATGCGGATTAGCAATGGTGGTAACTGTACTGGTCAAAGAGTTACCAACAGTATACCCAGTGCCAGGAGTAGATACCGTTACAGTAGCAATGCCAGTACCGCTTAGGGTTGCTACAGTCAACTTAGCACCGGTGCCAGAACCGCCTGCTAGGGTCAGAATATCGCCTACATTGTATCCAGACCCAGCAGCAGTGACTGTTACAGTCGCTATTGGACCAGTACCACCACCGCCGCTAATCGTAGCCACAGAAAAGGTAGCGCCAGTGCCTGGAGTAGGTAGATTGTGGTAAACCAATACAGGGTGTCCCGCCTGTACCATGTAAGCGTGAGAAATAGCGTCAGAGCCGTCACCGTAAGGCAGAGCCGCAGCTTGCCAGTTATTGCCTGTTATTGTGTAAGATACATCAGCAGTATTGGCCTGTGTTCTGACAGTCTTGGTGGTCATGGTTGTGGTGCCAGTAAACAGTTTATTGTTACCGGCACTGATGGTCTGGTTTCCGCCAGCATCAATCATCTCAAAGATAAACTCTACAGGATTAGCAGCACCTAAGTCTGTGTTAACTGCTGAGTTTACTGTTGTCCAGCCACGCCTTGCACCAATACGACCATACCTATCAATGACACAATTCTGTGCCTTCAGAGCATAGCCTGAAGACAACTGAATACTGCTTTCTTGCGTGTTTAGGCCTAGAAAGCCCGGAGCAGCAATAGTAGCGGTCTGTATTCTTTTCATTAAGTAGCGCCCCAGACAAGTTCTTCAGGGTAACGGTTAGCCTCGGCAGCTATGTGGTCTGACAAAGACTGGCGATACAGCTCATAAGCCTCAACACTATTTATACCATTATCCTCACCACGCTCATTCAAGGCCTTGGCATAGGCTAGGAAGATCACAGGCTCCGCTGGAATCTTAATCTGTGTCGAAGCAGACGTGAATTCTGCCTGTGGTTTAATTACGTTGAAGTAGATATTATAGACACCATCAGGAATAGGGTATAGGTCTACCTGTGTGTCTCCGTTGGAGTCTACGCCGTTAAAGTTATAACGATCAGGAGCACCTACCAAGACTGTGCCACTATTTAAGAACAACTCATCCATCTTCCTGGTTGTCTCATAGTTTAAGAACCAGTCAGACTCAGAGTTAATAACATCGATGACCTTAAACCGCTGACCAATGCCAGTTAAAACATAGTTAAAGAGGTTAGCAGAGGTAGTTACCGTCAATGTCTCTGACAGAGCATTCCAAGTATAAGCATCTTCAACCTGCCGTTTAGCATCGTTGACGAACCTACCAATCAGTTTAGAATAGGCATTGTCAGTAACGGCAGTAACCTCTGGCTCACGCAAGCGAACCAAGGTTTCATTGACAAGTTCTAAGTAAGTTTTGTTAGCCATTTAACAGTCCCATTTCTTTAGTGCTAAGGCCTTCCTTGTTGGTCTGCCTTTGGAGTCCTTCATAGGGCCAGGAACGCCACTCATACGGACACAGAAAGACTTCCTACGAGCAGCCTTCTTAGGAGACTTTGCAGCCTCTTTAGCAGACACGGGAGGCTTCAGGTTAGCGCCTTCCTTGTTCTTAAAGTATGCCCTGCCTTTGGCATTTAAGCCACCTTCTGGGTTCTGATATACTTTTTTTACCATTATTTTTTCGCAGTCTTCTTAGCTTGTTTAAATGCCTTAGCAGTTGGTGCGCCTTTGGAGCCGACCTTACGCATCTTCTCACCACTACCAGCAGCTATCCGTTTACGTTTTGCATTGATATTGGCATAGAGTCCTGGTTTCATTTCTTAGCCTTTGCTTTTGCTTTACGGGCAGTAGACAGAGCAATCGCAATAGCCTGCTTCTGTGGCTTGCCGGCCTTCATCTCTTTACGAATGTTCTCAGAGACTGTCTTTTGTGAGTAACCTTTTTTGAGTGGCATTATTTCATCCTCTTTGCTTTTTTCTCTTTTGCTTCCATAGCCTTAGACTCTGAACTTTCGTGCATCTTCATGCCTTTGGCAGACTTGTAGCCCTCTTTCTTGGCATAGGACTCGGCGGCTTTTTTACCTTTAGCGGTATATGGGAACTTCTTCTTTCCGACCATTGGCATACTATTCTCCTTAGAATTGGAATTGGACTGCGGTTTCAGGGACAAACTCTATTGTTGCTATGTAGGTAACTGTCTGAGTGCCTGAGTTCTGCACACGAATTTCATCACCAGCCTGCATTACCACTTCAGCGTTACTTAACAGGATGTACTCACCGGCTCCTAAATTCTTACCACCAACAATAAAGTATTCAGTGTTAGTAGAAGCATCATACCAATAGACCTTTGGGGTATCGTTGCCAGTAAGACTAATTACATACATGACCTGCCAAAGACCAGTATTCTTAGTGGGCACTGTTAATAACGTTACCTTAGTAGCGTTTGTCCTGGTGTCAACAGCCGAGACTTTTCTGCTCATATTAACCTATTTTAAGAACTAAACTAAGCAACAGAACTACGATGAAACCAGTAGTACCAAGCAGGATCTGTTCTAATCTCTTTAACCTAGCGTTGATGCCTGCATAGCGTTCAGCGCAGACTGCTTCATGGGTATCAAGTTGTCCTTTAACTTGGTCTGTTGGTGACATCACTATCTCCACTTTGGTCCTTCCATCCAAGCCACCAGAGAGTGCCTGGTTCCTTTGGTCACGGGGTTTACCTTATGAACTACGAAGGAAGGAAACACTAAAACAGTTCCTTGTGTCTTAAGGTGCTCTTGATTGGGGGCACTAAGATGTAACGGCTTCATCTCAAACTCCCCACCTTCATACTCTTCTGGGCTAGACAGTTGGCACACTAAAGATAACTTTCTGTGTACTTGTCTACCATCAT